GCAGACATAGATGATAAAGAGTTTCTTTACATAGTTGCTACAAATTCACATATATATGTATTTAACATCAATACAATCCAGAAAAGTAGGTCTAAAATACGTTGGAAAGACCAAGAATTACCAAGAAATAGCCATTTTGGTGGATATAATGATAAAAAGACTAAGAAAGTGGGTTATATTCCAATAGGAAGAGCAAGTGTTTGTTATAACTATAAATCATAAAGACATCGGACCTACAGAATACCCTGTATATACTAAAGATGAAGCTGATTCAAAGGATATTACTTATTTACATTGGCAACAGGCTAATGCAAAGCAATGGGCACTCACCGATGACAATTATGTTGCAAAGATTATTAGTAAGAAATCTTATCAGGACAAGGAAAAAAGAATGTCCTATTATTATAGGATGCCTTTTGGTTATATTATGTGGAATCCTAAGTATCCTGATAAGAAGTTTTGTTGTGGGGGCAGGGTAGCTAATAATACATTTACTGGTGAAAAGTGGCTTGACGTAAAAACTAAGTCTGAGGACTATAAGTCTTTAGCAATGTGGGCGGCTTTAACTGAAAATAGGGATGTTGCTATTGACCAAGTGTTTGGTCCTGTAAATGCAAGTAAAAGACGTAAGTTAAAGCGTCATATGAGAACGGAGGTTTTTAAAAAAATGAAGAGAGATGAAGCTCAAAAACTATTAACTGACAATATGTTGGATGCAGACTACTTTATTGACTTAATGAAGAAGGGAGTAGACATTGCACTAAAGAAAGAAGATGTCAGTGGTATTCGTGGATTTGTAAATGATGGTATGGAAATACACGGAATGAAGGATAAAGAAACAGTAACAGTTACTGATAAGCTAGAAGCAACACAAACTAGGAAACTGATTGATAATATCAATGCAGAGGAAGATAAGTTAATTGCATCTAGAACAACTAAAATACCTATTGAGGAGGTAAAGAATGGAGATGATGAGTAATTATTATCACACGTTAGTAGAGTTAGAGCACTTTCCGGGTTGGGAATTATATATATTTCTTAACTTGTTATTATGGATTAGTGCTATATTTAGATTAAACAGAATAGAGAGGAAGGTCACAAATGATTGAATTATTATTATTTATCGCAGGAGTATTAGTATTAGTAAATAGTAGATTATGGTCGAATGGTTATTGGAAAAAATATGGTAAGTACGGACAATGGATATCAGGGAAACTGTCCAAGTAGACGACTACGAAGCAAAGTATGCAGAACAACAGGCTCTAAAGAAGTTAAAGAATAACGTTGGTCTTTTTGGTAGGACAATGTTTCCTACCGCTATTGCAAAAGCAGTTCCTCCATTTCACCACGAGATATACAGAAATCTGGCAGATGAGGCGAAGAAGCGTGTACTAATTGCCGCTCCTCGGGGAACGGCGAAAAGTACAGTGACCTCCTTAATTCTACCCCTTCATAGAATCGCTTTTAAGCCCTCTGCCAGTGACCTTTTTATTGTAATCGTATCTGAATCACAATCGCAGAGTATAAATTTTTTATCAAGAATTAAGTATCACTTAATTAATTCACAAAACTTTAAGGAGATGTTTGGAGACTATGGACCAGAAACTGCAAAGCGTTGGACGAATAATGACATATTGCTTTCCAATGGTGCACGGATTATTGCTGTGGGAACTGGACAGCGTGTACGGGGGTTTATCGAGGGTGACACTCGTCCTAATCTCATCATTGTTGATGACTACGAGTCAGAGCTTAACGCCGCTACTGCTGAGGCTAGGGCAAAAAACAGAAAATGGATAACTGAAGCTGTTATACCTTCATTATCTGATGATGGTAGAATAGTTATGATTGGCACTGTTATATCTGAAGATTGTTTTTTATATTGGGCTAAAGAATCTCCTGTATGGAAAGTTCTTTGGTATTCTATATATGGCGATGATGGAAAGAGTATATGGGAAGAAAGATTCCCCGAAAAAAGAATACAATCAATAAAACAAGAATTTGAATCAGTTGGTAACCTAAACGGGTTTTACCAAGAATATATGAATGAGGCACAGAGTCCTGACAATGCACCCTTCAAACCGCAATACATTAAATTACATCATTTCCAGTTTTCCTATAATGACGGAGAAAGCATCCTTATTGGCAAGTCGGGTGGAAAGAGCATTAAGAAACCGGTTAACGTCTATTGTGGCATCGACCCTGCTTCTAGTTTATCTAGGAGGGCTGACTTTTTTGTTATTGCTACTATTGCACTTGACGCTAGTGGTAATATTTATATATTGGATATACTCCGAGATAAAATCGACCCTGCATACCAACCTGAAGCAATTATTAAAGTATTTAAAAAATATCATCCAAAAAGAATGACTATTGAGACTGTGGGCTACCAAGAGGCACTGAGGAGTAACGTAAGAAAGATGATGCTTGAAGAGAACCTGTATATACCGGGACTTGAAAAAGGCATAAAACCAAGACAAAGAAAATCCGAACGATTGTTGTCCTTGGTTGCCCCACTCGCTAAAGGTAATTTTTATTTTAGACCAGAAGATTTACACGCACAACAAGAATTTTTATCTTACCCTAGAGGTAAAAACGATGATATTCTCGATGCTATATACTATGCACTTGATAAAGCAAAGCCCTCAAGACAAAAAGAATACATTAATCCAGAAGATAGAAAGCAAAGAAACAAAGTACTTGACTGGATGACTTTATAGTTTGTAAGTTTTTACGGGATGGCTTACAAAGAAAAAGATTCAGAGAAATCTAATGATGACCTTGTAAACGAAACCCACGACCTTTTTAAAACTTATTCAAGTAAAAGAGAAGTCTGGGCTAATCACGCACAAGAAGACGCAGAATTTAGATTAGGAAGACAATGGTCTTCAGAACAACAACGTGTTTTACTCGAAAGGGGTCAGGCACCTCTAGTAGTTAATCGTATCCACCCAGCAGTCGAAGCCGCAAAGGCACTACTCACTTCAGGTAGACCGCAATTCAGAGTATCACCGAGAGAAGATTCCGATAATAAAGTAGCACAAGTCTTCAATGGTTTATTAGAATATATGTGGTACCTATCTGACGGGACTCAAGCACTCCGCAATGTGATAGACGACTACTATACAATGGGTATGGGTGCTATGTGCGTCTATATTGACCCCTTGAAAGATTATGGAAGAGGAGAAGTCTGTGTACACGATGTTGACCCTCTAGATGTTTACATTGACCCTAACTCTAGACACAGAATGGGTGATGATGCAGAAAATATTATAATAAGCAGATTGTTTACAAAAGAACAGGCACAGGGTATGTACCCTATGTATGAAGAAGCAATTAAAAATGCTGAATCAGATTTATATACAGATAGACCTACTACAGATAGAGTAGATGATAAAGGTATATCATTTCCAGAAGATAGTAATACCCAGACTCACGTTGGCTTTGGACACAACAATGAGTATATAAGAGGGTATGAAAGATATGAAAAGGTATGGGTAAAGCGTTATCACTTAAAGAATAACATTAACAAAACTGAAGAAGTATTTGATGAAGAGGCATATGCAGAGTTTCAACAAAGAATAGCTGTACGTATAAATGGTCAAGTTATACTTGATGAAAATAAAGCAAAAATGATTCTTGAACAAATTACTCAAGAATTTGAACAACAGCGTCAAAAAGCTGAGATGGAAGGCGTTGATGGACCAGAAATGCCTGAAGTTGAAGAAGTAGCTTATTCTCAACTAATTCAAGAAGGTTTAATGGAGAGCGTGTCAGTACCAGTACAACGTATTAAAATGTGCGTTATAATGGGAAATAAATATCTGTACTCTAGAGTTCTTCCTATCGAACATTATCCCATCGTTCTATTTATGAATATTCACAATAGGACACCCTACCCAGTAAGCGATGTTCGTATGGTAAAGGATTTACAAGAATACATAAATAAGACACGCTCTCTTATTATTGCTCACGCTACTACAAGTACTAATACAAAAATTTTAATACCAAGTGGTTCTGTAGATATGCAAGACTTTGAGCAACGCTGGGCACAGCCGGGAGTTGCAATAGAAGTAGATATGGACCAAGGAGCTCCTCAACCTATACAACCTACTCCACTACCAAATACTTTATATCAAAATGAACAAGTAGCAAAAACAGACATAGACCATCAGCTTGGACTATATGAACTTATGCAAGGAAATGCGGAAGCGGCTCCACACACATATAAAGCTACAGTTTCACTTGATGAGTTTGGACAAAGAAAGATTAAGTCTAAACTACAGGATATTGAAATGTCACTTGCAAGGGTAGCAAAGGTAGCTATACCTATAATGCAACAATTATATAGAGCTGAAAAAATGATTAGATTAGTACAGCCTAATAACTCTATGAGTGAGATTGCAATTAATAAAAAGATTTATGATGACAAGTCTGGAGAAGTAAGCGTTATGAACGACATCTCTAGAGGTCAATTTGATGTTGTAGTGGTAACAGGTTCTACGTTACCAACAAATAGATATGCACAACTTGAAATGTATATGGATGCTTATAAGAATGGCATCATTGACAAGACAGAAGTTTTAAAGAAAACAGAAGTCTTTGATAAGGAGGGAGTATTGGAAAGAACTGATACTGTAGGTAAACTACAACAATCTGTACAGCAGATGGAAGAAAAGATAAAAGAATTAAAAGGTGACTTGCAAACAAGAGAGCGTGAAAACTATCACTTGAAGCAAAAAGCTGAATTAGAAAAATTCAAAGGCAAACTCGATACAATCTCAACCCAAGGCAAAGCCTCAGGCAGAATATTCGAAAGTCGCTTGGATGACGTTCTTGGACAGGCTAAAACCGGTGTTCGTGAAATGAACAAGGAAGCCAAACAACAATCCACACCCGATGCCAAGAAATCGGCTGGAGCAAAGTAAAGGAACTGAGTATGATAGAACAAGAAGTTACCCCTGAAGTAAAGGGCACTCCTGAGTCAGAACCAGTATTAGATGGTGCGAATCCATTAGAGGGATTTTTTAGAGCTAACGGAGTTGTCGAGGAGCAACCATCAGAGGACCCATTCAATACGAATGAGATTAATCCAGATGCACCTGCACCAGAGCAACAAATAGAAGCTCAACAAGAAGCCCAAGATAACGATGAGAAACGTTATCAATATTGGCAAAGTGAGGCTGATAAAGCTCGTAATGAAAATGCACAGATGGCACAACGCCTACAAGCGTTAGAACAACAAGCTCAATCACCTCAGCCTAAAGTAGAAGAACAAAGCGTAGAAGACGATAGGTCTTTTCCACCTCCACCGCCAAAGCCTAGTAAACCTAGAAGTTTTAATAGAGCTGAAGCACTTGAGGACCCTAATTCTGAATCAGGTAGATATCAAGAAGATGTTGAAGAATGGCGAGACGAAATGGATGATTATAA